TGGTCTGTTGTGGCTTGCACTTGGTAGTCTCCATCTTCAAACTTTTTATTCAAGGTCAAATATTGATGAACCAAACCAGAATATATATCAATTAAGCGTCCATACTGTTTTTTGTATATGCCTAACGCTTTCATATCTGCTATTGTTCGCCTTTTGATTGTTTCTTTTGTTGGTACCTTAGTCACCCGTCTTCACCTCCCAAAATTTTTTTCTCAAAGGCCGCTCTATTGGAAAGAGTTGCCCGCCGCCGGTCCCCTGTGCCCTTATTCTCATTCACTAAGTAGGGGGGATATCCTCTCTACCCATTGTTTTCCTTTCTCTGTTAATTCGTTTGTACATCTATCATGCATCTGGTTATGGCAACATTCGCATAGACTAATTAGATTCAAACCATTCAACTTTAAGTCCGGCCTTTTTTCTAACGGATAGATATGATGAACTGTTGTAGCAGGAGTTGTTTTCCCATATCTTTTGCATTCTCTACATAGGTACTCATCTCTTCTTAATATTGATTGTCTTTTAGTTTTCCATTTCTTACTTTTATAAAACTTCTCACTCATGTTATCACTCCAATAAAGAAGACACTCTAATGAGTGTCTTAAAAACTTAATTCAAATGTAATATCTTCTCCTAATCTATCTAAATTCTCGTTATGTGGTCCTGATATTATGTATTTAACATTTGTTATTTCTTCAGGATCTGAATCTAATACAAAGAATATATTCCCTTTTTTAATTACTTCTCCTATAAAATCTCCGCCTATATCTTCAGATAATAATAAATCACAATCTACTTGTTCTTTAGTATTTGTAACTATAGTCCCTTGATTTGGATATATAGAGTTTGTTTCTTTGCTTGTGTTTTCTACTTCTACATATAAAGTTATTATTGTTACTTTGTCTTTATTATCAAACATAAATTTTGAATCTTCATTTGGTTCTAGTGTTGATATTCTACTTTTTAATACTTTTACTATAAATGGTCCTGATTGTTGCTCTAAATTAACTTCTTCATTAGTTTTATATATAGTCATTAAGCCTATATCTGTTTTCTGTGCCTCTGGTCCAGTTTCTTCCACAACTTCTCTTTCATCTACTATTTTAGTTTCTTCTGTTGTTTTGTTTGCTTCTATATTTTGATTAGTTTCTGATGTTTTTTCTTTACTACATCCTATTAAACTAATACTTAGCGTTAAGATTAAAAGTGATAATAATATTTTCTTCATACCCGATTCCTCCTTTTTCTTTAATTATATCAAGGAGGAATATATTTGCAAGTATTCGCTGCATGAAAAAAGAGTCCTAACAAGGCTCTTATTCTTCTATAATCCTATACTCTCGCCACCCACCCACTTGGCATATATAGAGTATTCCTTCCCTACTGTCATTTGACAGTCAACCATATAATTTATTTGAGTATCCTTTTATTTATATTGATATATCTAGGTTTATACTTTTTCTTTTCTTCCGTCAATCTTCTATAGCTTTCTTGCAAATATGGATTATCTGGAATTATTCCTTTAGCAATAAACTTCTTAATTAAATAGCAGCCATACTTGCTTTTAAAATGCGAATGACTACCTGTCTTTGTATTAATTACAATCCAGCCTTTTCTCACTTTCTTAATTAATAAATAATTAACACAATAGGCATCAACTCCAACATTAAAATCCCCTGACAGCCAAGGAGGTAAAACCGCCAGAGGATTTAAAAGAAACAGCAGTGCTAATATCAAATATTAGCTACTGCTATAACGGGGGCAAAATGCTTTGTTAATTATACTTTTTTACCTAATAACATATTATCATATTAAATTCGGATTTTTCGGATTTTAGTAAAATTATTTTTGCCAATTCCATAATAACACATCTTTAGGGTCAAATTCTGCCACTTCCAGACCACAATTAAAACCTTTTAATAGTTCAGGTATTTCCATAAGCAATTCGCAATAGGTAGTTTCATCTTTTTCTGCCTTATCGAGATATTCTCGTAGTTCTTTTATTAATTGTTTTTTACTTGCTTCCATCTTTAATCCTCCCATCTATTACACATAATAATCAAAGTGCGTCTTTATCTAAACTGTCTAAATACTTATCATGTATCATTTTCCGAGGATAACTTTCATCATGCCTTCCTATCCGATAGGCTATAGCTTGCCAACCCAATCCGTCTATGTACCTATATTGAAATACTTGCCTTGTTATACTATCAGGTATGTCAGATATAAACTCTTCAATTTTTATTTTCAATTGCTCACATTTAACTTTTCGCTCAACTAGAACTTCACGTAATTTATCTGTATGCGGCAAACCCTCAATCTTAAAATTCATTATTTGATACGGAAACTCATTATTAGAGCCTGCTACTATATCAGATACATTTCTGTTCTCTAGTTTCTTAATATAATTCTCAAGTTCTTTTATTTCTCTGCAAAGGTCCTTGTATTGCTTCAATAATTTAGTTATTTTCAATAGAGTTTCACCCCTTTACAATTGAAACTAGAACATACAATAGCAGAAACAATACAGTTAAAAGAATGATTCTAATTATTCTTTTCATTTGTCACCTCCGGTTCTACATACTGAAGCTTTTCGACATCATCTAACCTTACTTCTTTGCGTATTTTAGTGTCTATATATTCAATTAAAATCTTGTTATCGTTTAAGGGTATGCTTAATATTCTACACTTCTTACCGTTGTGATAAGCTACATAATTAAGTTCAATCATTATTATCAATCACTTTTCTAATGATTTCTTTATTTTCCTTTAACCACTGATGCGCGAATGTTAAAAAAGATATCCATCCGCCATTTTTACGGTATTGCAGGTACTCTTTCTCAATTTTTCGAATGATTTTCATGTTATCCAAATTAAATCCCACCTCTTTCTATTTTCTTTAAATCCCCTCTGGCATAAGGCATAATTCTGTTTCTTTTCTCCAGTATGGTGGTAAGATTGGGTGTTGTCTTACGTTTATTGGTATTTTTTTTCGTATCATTTCTTCTATTTTTTCTTTGCATTCCTCTACTGGAATTGGTCTCATCAGTTTCCCATATTTCCATATACTCCAGTCTTCCTCAATTTCTTCAAATTCCCATTTACCAACTTGACCAAAACCTTGACTTCCCTTTTTGCCTAAATAGAAGATGTAATTTTCTAGCAATCTTTTTACTTCTTCCATATTTCCCCTTACATAGAATGTAATTGTTTTGTAACTTTTTATTACAACCGGCATATGGTAGTTTTTGTAAAATCCTGCTCCTATATCTACTCTTTCTTTTCCTCTACCTCTAAATTTGATTAAATCATCATTTTTTTCATCCCATCTTTTGGTCCAACTTGTTACGCTTTCTCTATGCTCCCCAATCCCAATACTGGTACAATATACTCCATATTTTCTATCTATAATTGGATCTAACATTGTTCTTATTTGTTCTTCAGTTCCAACTACATTTTTACCTGAATAAAATTCTTCTCCTAATATTTCTTTTGCTTTCGCTGCTGATATAATAGAATCTAATATGATCGGTTCTATTGTCGCTATTGGTGTCTTCATATGCGCTATTACTTTAAAGTTTTTAAACATTTTAATTACCTCCATATATTATGTTACATATGTTTTCTATGTTTTCGATTGGATTTAATCCCCCAAATTCATTTTGATTACACCGATAATAAGCTATGCTATCCATACTGTCAAAGTACTTTATTTCTATCCAATCTCTTATGTCTTCCAAATTCCAACCTGCTCCCAATACGTGAATCCATTTTATTTTTAATTCTTCTTTCATGTACTTGAAAAGTTCTTCTAACCTAAAAGCTTGTGCCATTTTACCTGTTAATCCATTATTTGAAAAACAAAATTTATCAGTAAAATTACTGTAGTAGTCGGCTTGATATTTTAAGCTATTTAAGTCTATTTTTTTCATTTGGCTAGCTTGTATTACTGCTGCAATATGAGGATAATAATTATTTTTAAACCAGGTCCTTATATTCCACATGGATTGCATAGGGTTCAAAAATTCATCTGGTGCTATGCATAACGTGTTTTCTTTTGCATACTGTCTGTAGTATTTGTCTAACTTCTCCATATGTGTTTTTGTTATTCTTCTACCTTGTAAACTTAACCCAAATGCCCCACTATCTAAAATGACAATTTTCCCTTCGTTTTCAAAATGTGGTGCTTTGGGATAAGCAAACAATCTGCTTATCCCTTTTATTTTTTTTATTTCTTCTTCATATTCTGAACAATGTGGAAATACATACTCTATTTTATTCATTATTTTAATACCTCTTCTAATTCTCTGAGCCATTGCCTAATTTCTTCTTTATTTTCTTCTAGGTAGTTGTAGTAGGTTTCTTCACTTTCTAGTTCATCATATTGTATATCTATTTGCCCATGACCTGCTGCTGATTTTCCTCCTATGTATGGTACTTCTTTCAATTTCTTTAATGTTGCATTTACCATTGCTTCCTCTATTTTGTTGACATTTTCAATTACTATAGTTCCAATTATTTCAGTTCCTGCGGATAGACATTGCATTTCATATTTCATTTGCACTGGGTCATCATTTTTCTTTTTAGCTACTTCCTCTTTGATGTTGTATTCTACAGACTTAATGTCGTCTTTCCTTGTATAAAATACTTCTTCTAGCATGTCATAGAAGGATATATCGCTTTCTATACCTGTATAATCTACTGTTTCCTTGCATATTGGAAGGAATATTGGTGTTTTCATCTTTCCTTGCAGTATTTGGTCTCCTATGGCTGTCCCAAGTAGGGCAAGTGGAGGACATAGCTTTCTAATCCTTTTTCTTTCTCCTACCTCTACATATCTTGCACCACCTACTAGACTTCCTCCTGTAAATAGAGTATAATATAGTTTTTCTGAAATTCCTTCTTCTGCTATGCCTATTCTTTCAAGGTAGTCTCTCATGGCTATTCTTCTAAATTGTCCCCTGAACCCATTTCCTGAATAAACTGGTATATCTATGAATTCACCGTTGTATAAGAATTTGTTTGTCCTCATAATCTGCATAGTTCCTAATCTTTCATCTCCAAAATGACTTAGTGGGCTTAATAATTTCATCCTC